CGACTGGGCATGGTGTGCCCGCATCCATCATGGCTTGCCACACATGAACGTCTTGACACATAAGTGATATTGCTGCAACCTTCATGCCAAGTTTGGCTAGAACAGACACAGACTTTCTTCTTTCACAATTTGGGTCTGTATAATAGCTTCCAAAAGAGCCTGAGAAGCCTATTACGGTTACTCCAGCCGCCAAAGGTATAACACAGCTATCTTGTCCATATACGCTCATACCAGGGGCTGAGGAGCTGTTAACAGCAGTTTTTTGATTGGTGCTATTGTTGGTCTCATTATTTGTAGTTGTATTACTTGACGACCCAGATTGGTAAGTCGTTGAGGATTCGTATCCACCAGTTATAGCAGTGTTGCTACCTGCGTTGTTAGACTGTGTGTTAGTTGTGGAACCGCTAGAAGTAACATCTGATAAGGCACTTTCAATGGACAGTAATACTACGATAACTAGTATTACATAACAACTTCGTTTTATTTTTTCCGACATTTCCATTTTCTTAACGCCAATGCTTTTCTTGTTGGCCTCCCTTTACTGTCCTTCATTGGGCCTTTTACACCACTCATTCTGGCACAAAAACTTTTTCTTCTTGCTGCCGCCTTAGAGCCTTTAGGTGCTTTACCAGTTACTGGAGGCTTGAGGTTAGCTCCCTCTTTACGTTTAAAGTGGGCTCTACCTGCTGCGTTAAGCCCCCCAGTTTTACTTTGGTATTTTTTAAGAACCATTATTTTCTCGCTATTTTTTTAGATTTAGCAGATAAATCTTTAAAATGAAAGACTCGTTTAGACGATGCAGTGTGCGTTTTGCCTGTATGGATTTGACCATTAGGCATTTTATGCACAGCACCTTTAAACTCTCTGCCATCTCTAAAATAATGTTTAGTACCTGCAGCCATTATTTACAACTACCTTTTTTCATTCTTGTAGATTTAATTACTTTACCGCCCATGCCATACATGAACTTTCCTTTTTTATTCTTCTTGACTTTTCCGCCCATACCGTAGCTCATTTTTGATGGTCTACCTACTTTGTTTCCATATGTTCCTTTTCCCATTGGCATAATGTTTCTCCTATAAAAGTTTAAGTATTTCTGTAAATTTATCACTCATCAAAACAAAGACTACAATAGCTCCATAAATAATATACTGAGCTTTAAAGATTGCTCTTTTAACATCTCTAACATCACATTTAAGAACATCAATATCTCTTTGCATATGGGCAAGATGATTGTTTTTAATTAAATCAATGTCTTTTTTGAGTAATTCTATTTCTGTTTGTATATCTTTATTATTCATTGTTTTCTGCTTTTTTTACTGCCTCAGTTTGATTTATAATTTCTCCTATCTCAACAGTATCATGTGCTTCTTTTACAACTACACACCCTTTAACAATAGCATTGCTTCTAGCAAAAGTCCCATCTGGGTACATAAGTAATGGTGTTTTTTTATAAGATGGCATAGTTTATTACCATAGTTGAATCATCAGCTAAGGTACCTCCAGATTTATTTGTTACACTAACTTTAAAAGAACCTGCTGCTACTGTATGTATATCTACATGACATTTAAGACTACACACACCAACAACTACAGACGTAACAAGACATTTATCAGATGTTACAGTAAAGTCAGCTAATACAGCATCGTTAGCTAAAGTCCCGTCTAAAGTTAAAGTGTGGGATATGTTGTAGTTATTTTCAGTAAAACTACCAGCACTACTTGCTTCATCAGAAGTAGCAGTTGATTTTGTTAATAATATTCCCGAACCTAATTGTGCTGTAAACTTGTTTGAAGTAAATTGAAAATCATCTGAATTGGCTATCTTAATATCTATTTGGTCGTCTGTATCAGCAGTTATAGTGGTGTCTGCATCAGCATCTAGAATAAATTCAGCTCCATTTAAATCTCTTGATTCTGATAGTATATCCTCAAAAACTTTTGCGTTTGGTCTAAGTTCAAATCTATCACCAGTTAAAAAAGCTCTTGCAGAAGTATTATCTTGAGCTCGTGTAACCGTCATAGAATCAGTAGAGCGGGCTGTAACTTTTACTACTTCAAGATTATTTGAGCTATCAATAAGAGTTGCATAAAAATAATCATCGGAACTGGTAGTAGGAAACTTAGCTCCCTGTCCTGAATCTAACGTAATAGTAGTTGCAGAATCAGATATGCCAGCTGATAAAGTTCCAAATGCATTATTTTTTAGTTTAACTCCCATTTATTCTTCCTATATTGCTAGTGCTGTTAATCCATTGCTTGTTACGATTGGCATTTCTGCAAACGCCATATACCAATAAACATTACCAGCTCCATTTGCTTTAGCATCTGTGGTTATTGGTATGAATCCAGTGCTTGTGAACCTTACAGTACAATTTGTTGATGAAGTAGCATCATCATATTTAATTGTTCTTGTTCTATGAGCACCTGTACCATAACCTGTTATGCCTGTCACTTTTGTAAACCAGTTTTCTGCAGTATCTGATTTTTTAACCATTATCCATTTTGGTCTAAACCCACAATAAATAAATGAACCATCAACATCGCCATTACCTTTATAATATCCAAATTTACTAAATCCTTTTTTCTCTGCCCAACAATATGCAAAACATTCATCACTACTTCCATTAATCATACCTGTGCCACCAACAGTAAATACAGATGAAGTGGGTGCAGTATCTCCCCATCTATCTGCTTGGTCTTGTAAAGTAGAACTATTTAATGCAAATTGTATATTGTCGGTTTCTGGGTCACTTACATAAACTTTACTCATATTTAATGTAACACCTCTATCTGCTTCTGCATTATTCTTAGCAATAATAAGTTTAGGTGCAACACCAAGTCCATGTCCTAATGTTGTTGTACCACCTGTGCCTGTCCAATTAACAATAGAAAATCCAGCAGTAGTGTTCGCTTGTACTGTTGATGTTGTGCCACCATCTGAGTTAGATGCTGTTGTGCCACCATTTGCTTTCCAACAAGCAGCAACGTGTTTCTCGCCATTTTCATTAGCATCTGCTGCACCACCTGTTAATGTAAATCCATCTGATGTGTAACTAGCTACATAAGTTGTTGTATCAACAGTATTGTTCCCAGATGGTAGCCAATTTTTTGCAGTACCAAGCGATGAGTTATTTAATATTGGGTGTCCATTGCCATCATATCTTTTAATCCAAATAGAATCTGGTTTGAACTCCATACCAGTAATAGTTGTTGTGCTACTACTACCAGTCCATGTTGGGCAGCCAAAATGGTCGTGTGGTTGAAATGTAATATATGCCATAATTATCTCCTATCCATAAGTTTTAATATTCTTTGTGCAAACTGCATAGAATCCTGCTAATGGGTCGTACTCAAATGCACCTAAACCAGCAGCATCTGTAACTGCTGATGCTACTGCCGAGTTATTAAATCTTCCTTCTCCAAAATTTGCATGAGCTTCTGGAGAGCCATTGAACCCATATAAAGAACAAGCTGGTAAATAATATTCATCTCCAACAGTAAATGTAACATGAGGATATGTTCCAGAATTAGGAACACCTGTGCCACTACCACCATTTAAAACAGTACCATTAACACCCCACCATGCTTTTCCATTATCTAAATCTAACCAAACTTGTATAATGTCATTAGCTGCTGGTGTAATTCCCATATCCGCAATTACATCTGCGTTATTGTGTCTTACTGATTTAACTATATAACCTGATGAATTACCAGTTTTGAACGCCCATGAGTTAGCATCTGTTGCGTTGCCAAGTTGTAAGTTTTGTCTTGTACCATTTGTTGCAGCTACACTACCATTTCTACAAAACCCAACATCTAAATATCCACCTGTTGCAGTGTTTTTAACTTCCCAATACCACTTACCACTATTCATAGCTAATGTTGCACAAACTGGTTTTGCACTATAAGCAGCATCTGAATAATCTAAAGACAGACCACCATTACTTACTTCCATATCAGCAGTATGAGTATGATAACAATTCCATGTTGCAAAGGTATTATTTGGTGTGCTAATTGATTGTTTGCAATCTCCATTGACTGTCCATGTCTTTGAGTTTCCAGACGAATCTGTTCCTAAAGCACCAGCATTCTCAAACTTTAGAAAACAACCATGTGTTCCATAGGTAACAGTTGGTGTTAAATTTGCCTTCCACTCTCCACTTACACTGTCAGTAGAGCCAAAGGTTGCTGGTGTATAAGCTGTTCCATCTACAAAATGATAATGAGCAAAATATCCATTACAACCAGTCTTTAAGCCATCGTAAGTAGCTGCTGCTCCAAATCTTCCTATGTGCATATCTTCATCGCCTTTGTTAAATTGTGTGTCTGTGTCTTGAGCTGGAACAGTATATGTATCAAAGGCAGTTTCTTGTACTCCATTAACATAAATCTTAACTCTATTGGTATCTGTAGCTTGAGTAGTATCAACAATAACTACAAAATGATACCAACTAGCAGTATCTAAAAATTTTCTAGTAGTAATGACATAAATATTATCGCCATGTCCAGCACCTACTCCAGAACGAACAACTAATCTTCCAGTATTTTCTATACGAATACCATTTGTTGGATAACTTGTTTGTTGTCCACCCCATACTGGCATAGCATTGTGACCACCAGTAGGTATTGCTGATTGCTTAAACCACCAACTCCATGTCATAGTTTTTCTGTTTCCTGCACTTCCAAAATTTTTTGTTAAATACGCTGCCATTATTCTTTCCTAATCTATACCATTGTTAAATTGAATACTGTTATTCATACCTACTGTTACTGTTATGCTAAATGCTCTGTCTGCTGTTTGGCTCTCTGCATCAGTTGCTCGTAATGTAAAGTTATATGTGGTTTCACTTGTCGCTGCTGGTGCTGTGCCTGTAATAGCTCCTGTAGACGAGTTGAGTGTTAAATTCATAGTACTTGCAGGAGTGTTTGAGTTGCTTGTCAAAACACTTGTTGTCTCACTAAACGCTACTGTAGAGTCTGATGAGGCATCTACATCTAAAGATACTGACGCTCCAGCTGCTACATCTCCTAGACTTCCAGCTGACGTACTCCATGTAGGTGCATCTGATACTGTAAGTATTGCTGATGAACTACGAGCTGCTAGGCCGTCAGGGTTCTCAACTCTAATAAAATACGTACCATCTGTAGGTAAAGTTGCATTAACTGTAAGCTGTGTTGCCGAATCTCTTGTAATGCTGTTTGGTAAAGTAATAACTCCTGATGAATTAATAAATTCTACTTGCGGTGTTATAACAAAATTTGTCCCCGCAATAACAAGGTTAGCTGCAGTATTACCTGTAGCTGAAGGAGTTACTCCTGTAACAGTTGGATATGTTGCTGTTGCTGCTGCTACAAAACTTAATACCCCAGAACCATCAGTTTTTAGTATATGTCCAGCAGAGCCATCTGCTGTTGGCATTTTAAACAGCACTCCACTACTGTTAATCATATTAGAAATATGATGTGCGTAATTACCCATGTGAGCATGACTGCTACATTGATAGTACAATAGGTTTGGAGTGTACTCATCTACTTGTATTTGAGTATATGCTCCAGCACTACCAGGTGTACCATTCGTTGATACATTAGTTGTATAAGCTGTGCTTTTTGCAGCATTTAAATAAAATAATAATGGATGTCCACTGTTACTTGAATCTGATTGGTCAAATCTGTAGTAATATGTTTTGCCTGTATCTGCACCATCAAACGCTAGAACAGGGGACTCTATGTTGTCTATAAAGTAAGCACTACTAGAACCTACGCCTGTATATGGATGTGCACCTGTTTTAGTTCCAACAGTTACAGTATAAGTTATAGGGGCTGATGAACTACCCCAATCTGATTTATACTCACTAGCTCGTGTACCATTTAAATCTTCTAAACCTTGTGCTGTAATTCTAAGCTCTATTCTATCACCTGTAGAAAAAGCTCTTGCCGAGGTACCTTCTTGAGCTCTAACAACTGTAAGGACATCACTAGACCTTGCAGTACATTTTACAACCTCTAAGTTATTTGAACCATCAATGAGAGTTGCGTAAAAATAATTTGGGCTTGCTGTTACTGGAAACCTAGCATTTCCATGGCCTGAAGCAAGAGTAATACTTGTAGCATCATCTGCAATGCTGGAAGCTAATGTTGAATGAGCATTGTTTTTAAATAGAACGGTCATTAAACAAATCTCCTTTTATTAACTTACAGTTACAGTCCAAGTAATACCTAATGTATCCCCAGAAGCTTTATTAATTACAGAAAATACAGTCCTACATAGCAAAGTTCCGCTTGAACTTGCATTAAGTAGTCCTGCTTCAGTTATCGCTCCAGTGCCTGTTCCTGCTGGAAAAGATGCAACATAAGCCACAGCATTATCAGTAACAGTTGTAGACGTAAGTGCTACTCGTCCTGCTTCACTGCCAAGAGCAGTATTTCCAGCCGCTGCTGAAGTACTACCTGTGCCAATAGCCATATGTGTCATAGCAGTAGCAGAAGCGTCTTTCATTCTAGATGCAATAAAGTTTTTTCCTGTAGTAACAACTAAATTAGGAACTTCTACTTCCTGTTTAATTTTACCTTCTGGATTGGTAACTGTAATCTTTAAGTCACCTTTCATTTTTATTAAATCACTTATCATAATTTATCCTCTATTCATACCCTCCAGGATTAATTGGAGTTTGGTTAAAATAATGTCCTCCTAATGTAGTGTCATCTACATCAGTATACACGTAATTGATTACTAATCCACCGCTGTCCCCAGGCGTAACACTGTCTGTTGGTGCTAAACTTGGTTGTAACACTGGTGAATCCGAAACAGAAAAACTATCTGATTTACCTGCAGGTGTTACATTTAATGCTGGTGAATCTGCTATAGATGGTGTATCTGCTAAATCATATTCAAACTGAACGACAATAGTATCAGACACAGTAACTGGGTCTGGGTCTATATCAGAATCAGATAAATCAAAATCAACTTCAGATTGAAAAATTTTGCTTGGAGTCGCTGAAATACTAGCAGTATCAGTTAGAACTTGTGAAAGATTAAATACTGGAGCATCTGATACAGAAAATGAATCAGTAGAAACTTGGCTTACATTTATAACTGAAGCTTCTGTTATAGATGATGTTTCTGTTAACGGATGTGTAATACTTTTTGAAGTAACTAAATCTGATAAACTAACCGAAACACCCGCCATAGTTCTAGTTGGTATTAATTCATGACTAAATGATATGCTTGTTCCTAAAGCTGAAGACGCAACAACTTCTGTTTCACCAGATACAGCTGAAGAAATGCTACTAATACTTACTGTAAATGATATGGCTGTTGCTGCTAAAGCGGATGTAAGTTTTATATTAGCCATTAGAAACTACTCCTTACTCTAAATTTTAACAAATCATATACTGTATGTAAGCTACCATTATAATTAACTATAATTTCTCCTTCATACATACCTTCATCAACATCTAATACACCACCTGAAAAGCTAAATTGTATTTTACCATCTGAGCCATCAGTTGTTTTTGCACAGCTTATTGTAGATAACACTGATGTTCCACCTACAGCTTTAAATTTTACAGTTACCGAAGTAGTTCCAGCCGATAAATCTAATGCTGTGTTAGCTACATCATCAGTTAACGTTAGTATAATTAACGGTAACTCATCTCCTTTTACTAATTTAATTACATCTGCCATATTTTACTACCCAAAAGGTTGTCCTTTAATTCTTATAGATGCCCGTCCTGCACCTAGATTAGCTCTAGCTCTACGCTCTGATAACTTAAATGCAAACTGCTTTGCATGATAAGAAGCTAGTTCTCTATCACTCCAGCTATTGTCAGGTAATACCAACAAATGCTGTAGTGCTCCATGCATAATAACATTTTCTAATTCATCTAAAACAGACTTATCCATACTATCTGCTGTTCTTAGTGGTTTTAAACATACAATCATTCTTACATCGTATGACTCAGTATCATCAGGTACAGGTGCAACTGAAAAATGGTCTGGGTCTAACTGTGTAATATATTTAGGTTTAGCTCTAGATGTAGTAGGTTGGTTAGGCCATTTAGGGTATAACTCATATATTTTATCTAGAGTAACAGGCGTTAACATTTCGTCATTTACTGTAGCTGTAATAAACGCATGTACTTCAGCATCACTCGGACATTCATAAACATAATCATGTGCCCCTACAACTAAACGTATTCGTGGTTGTTCATACCTCCAAGCTAAAGTACGTTCGCATGCTTCTATTGCAGCATCACGAACATAATTTTCTACAACAGGTGTTGGACATCCAGGTACACTTGGTAATAATCTATTTACAATATCAATAAATGTTCTAGTGCCAGCCATTATGTAAGGTCCTCTTCAATCTTTTGTTTATTAACAGGTTGTAATCCGCCTGCTTCTGTGTCTGTAAATATTCTATTAGAAGCTGAAACACCTAATGCTTGTGTAAATGACCTTAAAAATAATTCTGCTCTACCTGAATTGACATGTTCGTTATCAATAGACTCAGCTAAAAATACTGTAGCATCTACAACAGCTGGTAAAAAAGCGTCTGGTAATAAAGTCACCGTTGTTGTGCCGTCATAAACTTGAGGAGATTGCGAATACTCTACAACTAATGTTTGATTAGCTGGAGCTTTAGGGTATATAAAAAATTTATTTGGATTTCTAGCATGCCTCATAAAATTTTTACAAGCACCTGCAGTATCAGAAACCCATTGAGGGTATGACTGGTCTAATACTTCTCTATTAACTTCCGTTACCCCATTACCTCCTTGAACAGAAAATACTTCAATTAATCTTATAGAATCGCTTGGAGTTGATTGCAATACTTCATTTTGTGTACATGCAACTGTACCCATATAAGCAAATAAATCAGGTCTAATTACTGCAATACGTTTTAAAGCTTGGTTTGCAAACCCTAAAAGCACTGTGTCAGAATACCTTTGAGGTGAGTTTTCATCCTGTAATATTCTTCTAACTTCAGTAATGACATCATTTAAAATCATTTTTTCTTATCTATACCTTTAGTTGCTTCTTCTGCTAACTCTATGTTAACAGCTTTTTCATCTTCGGGAATTACTTCTGTTTTTAATTTAACTTTAGTTTTTCTTGCTTTTTGTTTTTTTGGTATAAATCTTTCTGGAAAAGCCTGTTCCTCAGTCACTTCTTCAGTTAATGGATTGTCTGCAAGTATTTCATTCCACCCATAAATTTCACCATCTTTTTTGTTTCTTAACCATCTTCCTGCCATTTTTACCTCCATTTAGTTAGTCGGAGGGTTATAGTTACCCTCCGACCGTTGCTATGTTTTATTATGAACAGTCAACAACAACCGCCCATACTTTAATTACAGCGGTGTCAGTTACAGCACCTGATACACCAATAAGCATATCAATAGTGTCTGCAGCTGCAAAGTAATGGCTTTGGTTATCGCCATCTAACCCTGCACCGTTTGATGAAGTGGTTCCTGCTGAGTTAGCATCACCTCCATCAACAAACAAATCAACATCACCACCAGTTAAACCGATGTCAAATGTTGATGCCGCACCTTCTGCAGTTACTGTAGTTGCACCTACCGCCAACACTAAAGTGTTCGCTGGTACGCTAAGTACTTCGATAGAGTCTCCAGCCGCTAGTGCCGTAGCACCTGCTGTAGCTCTGTCCGCAGTTATAGTAGCGAAGTTTAAATTTACTTCCATGTAGCCGACTCTGTTAACGCCCTGAGCAGGATGTGCCGCAGAACCTTTATCAAAGCCATGCGAGTCTGTATATGCAGCCATGTTAGCCTCCTATTAAACTGTAACAATCATTGTAGCAAGAGCTTCAGGTTTAACGACTTTATAGCCATAAACTTGAAGACCACGAATGATGTTACCAAAAGTTGTTTCTGAACGAATTGTTTCCATATTTGTCATTTGTGACGCAAATGTAAACCCCATTGTGTGCCCAGCAATAACGCTAAACTCACTTCCGTTCTTATAAAGGTTATGACTTACATATACTGTAAATCTATCTATCATACCTAAACGACCATTTCTTAATGGTGAATTTCCGTCACCAGTAATAGATGCATCTTTTAAGTCTGATTGCTTGATTAAACCAGCCATCTTAGCAGGGATACATAAAAAACGACCCTGTTCAGGACAGTTAGCTTCGTCAAGAACTGTACCCATATCAACAATCTTACCAATTACATTTGAAGAAGTAAGTGCTTCTGGAGTACCTGCTACACCAAGGTCAATGTTACCAGAGATAGCTCCAGCTGTTTGTCCTTTGTTACTAGCATGTACGTCAGTTAACAAATCAGTTAATACACGTTGGTCAATTTTAATCTTCATACGCTCTGAAGCGTCTTTAGACCATTGGTCCATCATTGCAATGTCTGATTGTACCTCATCTACATCATCTTCAACACAAGCGAAGTATTCGCCTTTGTCGATTAGTAATTGTAATTTTGGTTTATCTGGGTTTTCAACCGCTAAAGTTTGACCTTTAACGTATGTTTTAATGGTGATTTCTGGAGTTGTACGGATATTGACCGTATCACCCATGTTACGAATTTCACCTTCGTAGTCAGTGTTTGAGATTGCCGATAACACAGTAGCATCATAGAAATTCTCAATTAATTTTCCAGACCAAATTTCAGGTATAAAGTTTCCTGTATACGTTGGATGACCTGGAGATGTTGCAAAAGCCATAATAGCCTCCTTTTACTATTAATTAACTATGCGACCTTCTCGCTGTGCAGCGAAAATATCACGTTCCATTCGGTTACGCTCATCATCTCTTCCCTTATACTTACCCGTTCTAACATCTTTAAAAAATTTTTCAATGTCTTTCGGTGTATAAGTTTTGCCATCATTACTTACAGGTTGTCCAGCACGTCCTCGTCCTGGGGCAACTTGTTTTTGTAATTCTGCAGATTGCGTAGAACCTTTTCCACGAGCATTATCGTCTTTACCTATATCCTTTCCAAAAGCTTTAAAGAAATTTACCACCCTACTAACATCTAGTTTACGCTGTGCGTCTTCTAAATAAGTTTGGCGAGTAATACCTGTAAGGGGGTCAATCTCAAGCAGCCATGACTGAAAGTCTGGGTCACTATTAATTTCATTCCAATTAGGTACTTCATGGTTTAAAGTATCCCAAAACTGTTTTTCGGAACTAGTTTTTTGTTGTTGTTGGACTTGTTGTACCTGTGGTACTACGCCTTTCAACTTAGCTATTTCCGCTTCCAGTTGTGTAACACGAGCCAATTCTCCTGCTACTTCTTCCTTTGCTGCTCTACGCATAACATCAATAGAATCACCGTACTCTTTAACATCGTCTTCCGTAATTAACTTCTCGACTGGTGCCTCCTGCACTGGTTCTTCTTTTTTGTTAAGGTCTCCTAACAAAGTTTCTAATTGAGAAACACGGCTGTTTAATTGTCTGTTCTCAGCACTTAAGCTTGGAACTTCTTTATTATACATGCCTTGTAATGTTTTATACTTTTGTTCCCATGTATCTTTTTCTTCTTTTGTGTCTGCTGTGCTGTGCTCTTCAGCCTCAGACTCAGTTGCTTGTTTTTCTACACTGTCGGAAGTTGCAGTTGAATTTTCCTCAACAGGTACTTCAGTGGTAGTTTCAGCTTGTTTTTCTTCAGGCACTTTTTCTCCTGAATCTAAACCAGCAGGTGCTTCCGCTGTTTCTTTGTTAAGTTCTTTATACAACGCTTGTACATCCTCAGATTGTTTTTGAACTTGCTTTGGTAATGACATAATGTTTCGCTCCTAACGGTATGCGTTAATTAACAGCTGTCGTCATGACTTTGCTGCGTTATCAGGGGACTCTTTTACTAAAGTGTATATTTCTTTCAAAACTTGGCACCGCCCCTGTGCAAGTGACACGTTTTGAGTAACATTGGGTAGCTGCTTTAACTCATGGTCTAACCATCCCTTCAGCCATTCCAGTGCTGCAGGGTGTTGGCGTGCCAATACGGCTAAAGCCTTAATAACTTCTGTGTCTGGTCTAATCAAGACTGACCTCCAGTGTTACGGTTACTAACTGTGTTTGCTTCCATTCCTCCTTTAGGGGAACCATCTGGCTGGGTAGGTGTAGAAGATTGCTGTGCTTGTTCAGCCGCAAACTCTTTAGCCATCCTAGTCTGGTAACTTCCTTTCTCCCTAGAAGGAACGATTTCATCCACAGGCATTTGCAAACTCTTAGCCACTTCACGAAGTATCGCTGCACGGCCTTCTTTACCAACAATGCCCATATCGACTTCATTGGCGGTTGCGTTAAGAAATTCAATTCTACGAAGATTAACTGTTTCTTTTACTGCGAGATTGATTGCACCTTTTGGTAGAACCTCTACATCGCCTTTAATAGACTCATCTTCATCATATCGCATATTATACACAAATTGTCTGTGTACAACAGGTTTTATAACATCGCTATCTATGTGCATAACCACTTGACGTATACCTTTTCCTGCAGACCCCATCAACATAGAAAGACCAGACGCTGTACGCCCTGCTCCTTTTACGTTTATGTCGCCTTGTAAATAAGATGGTATACCTGAATGGTCATCAGCTAATTTAGCAAATCTTTCATACACACCCATTAATGTATTTGCATTATCGTTAGGTTGGTTAAACCTAACTGCAGGAGCACTAGAACCTAATGGGTCATTAGTAACCTGCCATATTTTCCATGGGTGCATTTGTGTAATGTCTTCGTTTGGTGGAATCCTTTCAAGGTTAACTTCAACCTGTGGCCCACTTGATATACCCATGTTATTAACTAACGCACGGGCTGCTGCATTACATACATTTTGTAAATCTTCTATAATTTCTGGTATGCCTTTACCCCAAAATGCACCTGGGCATTTAATAAATGAGGTTTTTGCATATGGTTTTTCACCTAATGGGTCATAATTTAATACTGCTTTGATAACATAATTACCCACCATCCACACGTTTGCATCATACTCACGAGCTTCATCAGGTACTTCATCTTCAGTTAATCCCCATTCTACAAGCATTTTACCGCTTACTTTACCCCAAAATTCTAATGCGTCATATATTTCTGTCGGTCTGTCAAACGCATGAAACTTTCTCTCCTCTTTATCTTTAGCTAACTCTACATCTTCTGATATCCAAGAA